TTGTTCCCCCATTTAGTAGCCTTATTTATTCGCTTCATTTAGTATTGTTTGTCCCCTTATTCATTCGTTTCATCTTGTCCCCCCTTCCTTTCTGGTGTGCATCATCATATGTCCGCTCCTAATCGGGCACCCTCTATCATCTTTATTACTTCATTAATATCTACATTCTCGCCATCTATCGTATAACAATCTTTAAATTGTCTTTCATGTTCATCGTGTAATTCTTTTAAATATTTATATGATATATCCTTTTCTTCATTTCGCCCCCTGCTTAATATTCTATGTAAGCATACATCTGGCGACACCCTTATGTATATATTTAATAACGCTTTAGGTTTATAACCTTCATTTAATATGTCTATCTCTAATGACGATAAAAATTTATGTTTTTGTAATATAGTCTGAAATATTTTATCACTTTCTGTTCCCCTCTCCCACAACATTATTTTATTATTCTTATTCTCTACAAACTCACTATATTGTTTTAATCTTGTTATTAATGCCAATGTTTGAAATTTAAATGCATACTGCTGTGGATCACAATATAGTAAATTTAATAAATTACACTTCTGCCACGTCTCAACAGGTTCTAAATATGCCACATATGTTTCATTCATCATTGATAGTCTTTTTATTAATGTTGATTTACCTGATCCAATATTACCATGTACAGCAATCATATATATTATATAATATAAAAAATATTATGTATAAAAAAATATAATAAAAAATATAATAAAAAATATAATAAAAAATAATTAATTAAATACTTAAAAAAATTATATATTATTAATATATAATAATGACAAGTTATAATGTATATAGTCCTGTTGATGTTGGTGCAGATTATGAACCCGCAGATTTCGATGAAATATTTGGTGGTGGTGAATATAATGGGAATGGGGGTATTAACGACGACCCAGATGCAGGAGGAGGCGGAGGAGGTGGAGGAGGCGGAGGAGGTGGAGGAGGCGGAGGAGGTGGAGGAGGTGGAGGAGAACTCAAAGGATTTGGAAATATAGAAAATAAATTATCTCCTAAAGAAATAAGAGTTGCAAGACAACGAGCAAACGTGAATTCATTTGGTGCTAATCCTAACAACTTTTATGGCAAATTAGCATATTTAGCAGATCAATCAGATAAAATAAACTTTAATAACATAAATGGGGACTTTAGATATAGTGTTTCAAGAGCAAACAGTAAAATCCAAATATACACAATGGAAATCACTAATATTGACGATGTTGTGTTTTTTGCAACACTTCTAACTGATCCAGGTCGTTTATCTATTGCAGATATTCCCGATAGATTTACAAAAATATATAACTTATTAATCAATGCCCAAGCAATGTATGATGTTAATTTTATGAATATATTTTATAATAGATTCAAGCCTTATATGTTAGAAGGTAAATCGTTTTATAATAAAGTATGGACTAAAAATTATGAGGGCAGATATTATCCGCCATTATATGTTGAAGAAAAAGCATATTTATTAGAACGCGACAACCCATTACACGCAGTAAATAGAACATTCAACAGTATATATTTAACACCAGGGACAAGACTATATAACAATATATTCCGCGATATCAAATTGCGTGAGGTTAAATATCCTAATTTACAAAATTTTAAAACTGAAGAATATGATGTTAAAACATATTGTGTTCCCTCATATTTACAAAAAAAATTAAAAAAAGTATATACTAAAATTTCTCAACAATTAGAGATAAACCCAACACCAACATATGTCGAACTAACTATTATTTTAAATTCTATAGACTATAATCTTAATGTTTATATTATTGATGGCGAACAACTACAAGAACAAACAGAATATAAAAATAAAATAAACATTTTAATTCATAACAATCATATGTATGTTTTAAAAAATATTGTTAAAAATGTATTAATTAATGATATTCATAAAAATCAAAATAAAAAAAATATTATTGAATGTAAAACACTCACAGAATATGCAAATATTAAAAGTGAAATACAATATGAAGGGTATAAATTCAATAATGGAATTAAATATACAAAGCCAGGAAGACTATTTAAAGAGATTGATAATATATTCGGCGTATTATCGACATATACACAACATGGCATAAACTTTTATTATCAATCACAAATTCGCGCTATTAGATTTATTGACAATAGTATTGAGAATAAACAAACATTCGATATTAATAAATGCTATTATAACATATTAAAAAATTGTTTAGAAGATAAGGACAATAAATATGTTTTACCAAAAGCAGGAGGTTTTGAACATACGCGCAAATATACAGGACGTATTGAGAAACAAGGATTTTATTATTGTTCATTCAATCAGCCAACAGAAATTACAAATGCATTATTTGGATCTAAAGGATGGGTATATGGGTCAGTAATTAAAATATTAAATTTAGATGTTAATATTCTTTATGAACACGTGCCAACATATACAGCAGACACAGACACAACACAAACCGAAAAATTCAAAAAAATCCCATATATTGACATTATTCATTTTACAGGATACTGCGCAAATCATACAAAGACAAACACAACAAAATATGAAATTGATGACAAAGAAGAAAAATACGCATTATTAAATAAATATAACAACAAAATAGCAACAGAAACAAAAAAAGGCGTCAGCATTACAAAGGCATATTATAAACGCACTTCGGGTATGTATGCATATATGGCAATTGTTCAATATGCACGACTTATGCTATATCAATTATTTATGACTTTACAACAACAAGACCCAGAAATTAATGTTCATAAAATTTATACAGATAGTTTAACATTAAATAAAAAAATTGATATTAGTGTTGATGAACTTAATGAATTATTAAAAGAATATAATTTTTCAGTCAAAGAACAGGCAAGCGGGTATAAATGGGTTGATACAAGCAAAGAACCCATTCCAGAACCTATTATATCAAAAGTTGCAAAGAGAGCAACATACAAAAAAGAATATAATAACATTATGACACCTATCAAAAAAAACAAATCATTTTTTTTAACTGGCAAGGCTGGTTATGGTAAAACGTATTTAATGAATAAGAAAATTAAACCATATCTCGATGAACACAAAATGAAATATATTCATTGCACACCCACACGAAATCTAAGCGAAGAACAAAATATAAATACTTTACATTATTACACAAAACAAAGTATAAACGATATAAATGATATATTTAAAGATGTTAAATATTTTATAATTGATGAATGCACACTGATTCAAGAATTTCAAATTATAATTTTACAACACATTAAATCATTAGGAGTTAATTTTATATTTATGGGCGATCGTAATCAATGCGAGATTAACTTTAACATTATGGATGATTTCAATATTATTGATATTGCAGACAATAGCATATTCACTGTTCAATGGCATAAAAAAGCAAGATACACAAAAGAATATGACGAGTTATTAAATAATGTTCTTGAATGCAAAGATTATTTTAAACGAATGGATATTATTAGTTCATACTTTACAATATATAATAAAAATGAATATGAAGATACAAACAATATTAAAATCACATATACTAATGCACAACGTAAATTACTCACGAATGCTAAGACAACACACAAAATACAAGGATTTACAATAAACGAACACTATAGCATATATGAAATTGGTAATATGCCAGCTAAGGTATTATATACAGCATTATCCAGATGCACACATCCAAATTTAATAACACTATTTCAATAATTTTTTATTAAATAATATAGAAAATTTAATTAAAAATATAATATTTTTTTTTACTTAAAAAATATTATCTTTATATAATATATAAATGATTACGAAACGAACAACTAAAACAACAGGATTTGGCGCGGGCATGGTTGTTGAACAAAAGAAAGTAAAAGACAATAGAATATATTTAGATGATGATGATGTATATATGAGAGAATACGCAACTCATAATGGGTCGGGTTATTATATTTCATATGATAAATTAAAACAAATACAAACAGACAATCGAAGAAAATATAACAATGATAATTATTTTATAGCTTCTTTATGTATATTACATAATAAAAAAGTGATTGAATTAGCAGGTATTAAAACATATACATATAAAAATGTATTTATGAAAGGCAACCCATTTGATGATAGAGAAATTAGAAAGGGTGAAGAATATTATGTTGCGAATAATTCATCGATTGGATTATTAGAGATTATTAGTGGTGGGGGGTCTGGTCGTTATGATTTAAAATTATTATTTAATGCTTGTTTGAATAACTATGATATAATTAAACATATGACAGAAGAAAAAGTTATGAAGCCTTATTTGTGGTGTTCTAAATACGACTCACTTTATCAACAAATGCAAAGAGATTATTTATATAAATATAAAGACAAAATAACAAAAAAATTAAAGAAATATTTTTATAAAGATGTATCAACCATTATAAATGATTATCTAATATCATATATTAAAATTCCTATGATTACAAGAGAAGAATATGAAAAATCATTATTATAATAAATATAAATAAAAAATGTATTAAAAAAAAATTATATTATATAGTATTATAATATAATGCCAATCATTGATATGAAAGAATATTTAAAAACATATAGAGAAGCAAACCCTGAATATATGAAAACGTATTATCAAAACAATAAACAAAAATTTAAAACAAAACACGACTGTTCAATCTGTGGGCATAAATATGCTTACTGTAATAAAACACATCATATGAATAGTAAGAAACATTTAAGAGCGATTATACCACTCATTAACAACGTATAACAATATTATTCCAATTACAACAGTTAATATAACTATATCCATATAATAAATTAATACACTTTTTTATTATATATTTTTTATATTTTATATTTAAGGCCATAAAAGATAATAGCTCCAGTGTTCAGCTGAGTTCTTTTTTGTATAGAATGGTACGCCATCTTTATCAACTATTTTAGAGTGTCTTTTTTTCCAGTTTTCTTTCTTTTTTTCATCTTTATGATCTAAGAATGTTTGACCCGTTGCACTTCCAAAATTAATCTTTTTACCTTCATATAATACATAATATTTTTTATCTTTTCTTTTACTCTTTCCGAATTCTGTCGCACCCAGTTTTATAGCTTGTTCTTTTAATTCGTCCATTATATAATATATACTATACATAAAATATTATATATAAAAAAATATTAATTATATAGTAAAAAAATATAATAAAAAATAAACTTAAAAAATATTATCTAATATAGTATTATATAATGGCCACCCGACAAGAAATCAAAAACGATTTTAACATTGATTTAGACATTGCCGAACAACACCCAGGCAGACGCAAGCCACATAAGAACACATATTATATTAATGGTACATTCGCTATTGTTAAATTACAGGATGACACATATATGATTTGTTCAACAGACGAGCACACATTACATTTATTATCTAATTACGTATGGCATAAAAACGCAGCAGGATATATATATTCTAATGGTTGTTCTGGTTATTTTCATAGTAAATATTACAGACGACAACATATTTTACAAGCAAATCATTGTATAGACCATATAAACAGAAAGAAACACGACAATAGAAAATGCAATATTAGACAATGTGATTTATCAACAAATATGAGAAATAAAACAATAAGAAATGACAACACATCAGGAAAACAAGGCGTATTCTTTTATAATAATAATTGGATCGCTACTATTTGCAATGTTGGCCCACAGACTAGATCATATTCTGTTAGACGTTATGGAAATGAAACAGCAAGACAAAATGCTATTAATAAACGTATAGAATGGGAACGCCTATATGGTTATTATGGACAATAAATATGTAATGTTATTATAATTAAAAAATTAATATATTTTTTTTTTTAATTTATTTTTTTATACGCTTAAGCCTTTTTAATTTATTTAATCTAAAACAGTCACGTTACTGGTGAAGACAGTCACTGCCCGAAGATGCGAAAAAAAACTATCCATCCTCACCTCAGTACCAGAGGTCGCACGAAGTATATCCTGGAGATAGGCCCTCGAATTATTAACCGTCATACCTGAATTGTCACTAATGTTCGAGGTATTAAGATTAATCATAATAAAGTTGTTATTATACGTTTTTAAATCAGCAGATCCAGCCCATTGTTCGGGGGTAAGGCTTGTAGGAAATCCACCATATATTTTTCCAGCTGCATACATTGAATAATAGTATGACTCATAATAATCTGTTACTGATGGAATTGTTAGAGGTTGATTAGGCCAATATACAGATCCAATATTTGCTTGAAATCTAATAATGTCATTAACTTTAGAAGCAAAACAATCAGCATTAGTAGCTGTTGTATTAGCGGTATCACGTAATACGTTCATACACGATAACCCTTTAGACGCAGCCTTCTTCACATCCATATTTATTTGGCTTCCAGAAGTACTAGTGATAGTGTGAAATATTTCTTTGTGTAAAAGTCTAAGCCCTGATTTAGAAGCAACTATTGCGATTTGTCGTGCAAAAGCATCCGCGAGATCATAACATTTATATTGAACAGAAGGACGATTAATAGTATATGTAAATGGAATAGCAGGATCAATAGGTGTTGCCGTATTATTACAAAAAGCAACAACAGATGCTTCAAGACGAAACTCCAGTCTCATTCCCTCCATCAACTGGGGTGGTAAAAGTTTACAATTGGATGGGTTCAGGCATGGAATAGACGACATTCTTAGAATATAAGTTTTACCAGTTGGGGGTACATCATCAGAATATTGCGTACCAGATGAGGCAGGAACACTATATCCCTGTGCCTTTAGTGTAGAGCTTAGAAACTCTTGGGACTCGTTGATACGATCCATATATTTACATAATAGATTGAAATTTTCATAACGACCAAGTTCTTTGCCTGTACGAGAACGAACAGTAACAGTATTAATAATATTAGCGACAGAACCCGAACCCCATCCAACAGGTACAACAGGTGAAGTATGCGAGATATTAAACACGTAGTATGATGCCTTAGGATCAACAAATGATGACCCTGTTTGACTATCAAATACTACAGTTTGACCGCCGCCACTTGAAACAGTATAAGAGTTTATTTGTGCAAACTCCTGTCTGTGCCTCGCCATCGTGGCGATCGATAGGGAAGGTGGCATCTGATACGATAATTCATTTACACCTAATAGAGAGTCAGTTAATCTGCTTTCTGGTTGCATGTTGATTTCCATATTGTTAGACATTATATATAATATAAAAACATAATATTTTTTTCTATATTCTTATATTATATGTATTCAGTCCCAATTATCCCAGCGAGTATTTTAAACAATTCTGAATTTTCTAAAGTGTATAATTTAGAATTAAATAATGGAATGTTTGATCCTGTTCTTAAAGCACCTAATCATTTTACAGGAAACAACAGAACAGTTTATTATACTGATGGACACGAAAAGCAAATGGAATTGTTTAAAAATAACTACAATACTCAAGAAGATGAAAAAACAACACAAGACCAATATAAACAATATGTTAATAATCAAAAAGTGTTAGAGCAACCAATAAGCCCACAGGAGGCCGAGATTGATATGTATTCTAATACACGATTAGACCCCAGGCTACGCAATGAAATGGTGATGGAAGCTGTTAAAAGTAAATCAAATATTTTTAATACTGAGTCACAAGATTTTGTTGAAGAAGTGAGAGATTCATATGCTTATTACTTAAATGAAGAAAATTTATACAGACCAGATAAGATTATGCGTAACTATATACAACAAGCTGGTAGGGCAATGAACATGAATGATGGTATTGGGGAACAATCAATTAAAAGTGTTCTAATTGATGAATTATTGAAAAAAGCAGAAGCAGAACAAAAAGAAAAAGAATTGAGATTAAATGAAGCACAAATAAGGCGAGAACGTTTTTTTCCTACACCAAAAGCTAAGACAGCTGATCAAAGGTTCTACGAAAAATATAATATCCGATAAAATATAATGTCTTATGATATTATATAATGACAACACAATATAAAGAAATTGATATAATCAAAGCAAGAGATACTAAAAAGAAATATACTGCAATTGTTCAAGATACAAAAGGCAAAAAATATTATGTTGATTTTGGTGATAGTTCAAAGGGCCATTATCAAGATAGAACAAAACTAAAACATTATTCGTATATGGATATGTGTTATACTAATATGGGCCAACAATTACAAAAACAATTCGCAGAAAAGAATACACAAATAAAAATGTTTAGTCCACTGTACTTTAGTGCGAAGTACCTTTGGTCATGCGATATTTAATAATTCTGATAATCTTTGTTCAACATCTTCATTATATTTTATTCTAACTAATTTTATATTATTATTTGTTGCATACTCATTTTTCAATTTATCACAAAGTTGTATATATTCAAATTTTTCTTTTACTTGTTCTTCTGTATCTAATGAATTCCATCTTATAGGTTTAAAATGTTGTCCTCCATCAAATTCTAAAAGTGTATTTAACAATGGTATATAAAAATCATATCTTAATAAACTACCTTTTGGGGAACGTAAATTATATTTCTTTTCTTGTTCAAATATAATATTATTTTTGGTTAAATAGTTAAAAATAATAGCTTCATTTAAACTCATACGTTTATCCATTTTAGGTCGTTCGTGCATAATCTTTATATGACGTGTTAAATTATCCATATTAGAGCATGTATAATCACATTTATTACATTTAACATCTTTAATTTTATCATGAATATTTTTGATATGTCGTTTTAAACAACTATTACTTGAACATACATAATCACATTTAGAACATTTAATATCTTTAATTTTTTCATGAACCTGTTTTATATGTTGTCTTAAATTATCTTTTGTTGAGCATGTATAGGAACATACATCACATTTAAAATTTTTAATTTTATCATGAACCTGTTTTATATGTTGTTTTAAATCACCATTTGTCGAACACATATAGTGACATTTATCACATTTAAAATCTTTGATTTTTTCATGTACTGATTTAATATGTAATTTTAGGCGAGTATTTGTTGAACATGTATATTCGCATTTATCACATTTAATATCTTTGATTTTATCATGGACATGTTTGATATGTCGTTTTAAATCACTCTTAGTCGTAAATACCTTATTGCATTTATCACATTGAAAACTCATTAATATTATATAATCATATAATTTTAAGTAATATATAAAATGTTGTTTAATATTTTATGTATAATATTTTATGAATATAATATATAAATAAATGAATGCAAATGGATTACCCCTAAAAAATAGTTTTAGCTCCAAAGTGAATATAAATAATAATACATTAGATAAAGTGAAAGAAATTATTATTCAAGATATACCTATTACGACAACTTTTGAAGAATTCAAGAATCAGGACGAGTCTATATTGCTAAGATTACAAATACTCGAAAATTATAAAACGTTAAGTGAATTGCAAACAAATACATTATCATCACGCATATCATTTTTAGAACAACAAAATGTAAGACTCAAACAAATTATTTATGATTTAGTGAATGTGGCATAGCTTACTGTGTCTTGCTTACCAAGTCAGCCACAACAGCCTCGAGCCAACTAAGACGTGCAGCATATCCCTGTCCATTCTGCGAGAACTGAGCCACGATTTCTGATAGTGAATCAAGAGCGGTTGGATCAGTGTTATGTGTGATAAAGTTAAGACGACCATCAAGACGATTAACCTCGCTTTTACGATCAGTAACTTCAGAGGCCAAATCAACAGTTAATTTACTGTCAGCATCCGCACGGGATTTAGATTCATACGATAAGTCAGTTGTTAACTTATAATCGGCATCACCTCTGGCTTTCACCTCAGCGCTTACAGCATCATTAAGTTTAGTATCAGCATCTGCGCGAGCTTTTTCTTCGGCGGTTACATCTAAATCAGTCTGCGCGATACTGTTTGTCAGTACTAATTCGGATGCTTGAGCCCTTGCGGTTTCAGATGATATTTTAACATCTAATTGATAATCGCCTGTTTGTCTATCAGATATTTCCTGTGCAATACTTGCGGAATGTGCATTGTCTTGTGAAAGTCGGGTCGCAGCTTCAGCGTTAATATTTACCTGTAGACTTGCTTCGGCGTTCGTAGCTCTTACAACTTCGGCAGGAACACTGACATTGAGACTGTTAATATAGTATTCATGCATACCAAGTGAAGAGCCAACCATACGTACCCCCTGCATAGTATCAACTTTGAGACCTGGCACATAAATGCCAAAATCACCAGCACCATTTTGAAGTGTAGTTTTAAGAGAAAAACAAGGACCAAGATCATCATTGCCAACAACTTTTTCAATGCGGAATTTGTATCCATCATCACGATGAAGAGTAAATTCGCGGGATTTAGTATCAGACATCATTATATTAGTAGTTTATAAATTATTTTTTATATATTTTATAAATTTATATTATATGACTGAAGAAAAAGAAGTTAAAATAAATGTTAATGATGATGATAAACAATATACTATTTGTTGTTCACATTCAAGTGTAGGATTTATTAAATATAGTTCAGCATTTATTATTTCAATAGGTATATTAACATTTTCATTTATCATGATTGGTATGCATCCAGGATCAGACAATACAATATATTTTAGTTTGATTAGTGCTATAATGACACTTTTTATAAATCCGCCCAATATACATAATTCTTAATATAATTCCATTGAGTATGTTAATAATTTAAATGTAGAACCTGCCTGTACAACTGTATGGGATGCATAAACTTCATATTGTGTTTGGGCGTTGTCTGGTATTGTTGAACCTATAGTTCCAACTAAATTACAAACTGAATTATCGTTCCGATGTAAGGTGCAGAATGCCACATTGCTTAATGAATTGGCACCCGGCGATTTAATAATATCACAATCTATTGTAATTTTTACTATTTCATTATTTAATACTATATTCGGTTTTGTAAAAGATGTTACTTGAACAAGAGAACCAGCAGCGCCTGCATAGACATATATATTCATGCTTCCTCCACCTGCTGTTGTTAATAATCCTGTAAGTGTAAAACATAGTTTATCGCCCGAATTCAAATGAGATGTATCTTGAATTTTAGAACCAACAAAAGCACCATTTGACGTAGATATTAATGTTGGATTGATTGTGTTTAAAGCTGTAATAAGGCTCTGTGGTCCGTAATACTTGAATAATGATGTTCTTACATTTCTTGAGTTTGTGTTATTGTCTAAAGCATGCATATGACTGTATAGTCTATATCTTGTGCTAAAATTAGACGATTTAACAAATAATCCACTTCTTTGATAAAGTGCATCCACTTGAAGTTGTGATGTTATACCATCGCCAACAAGAACATTGCCCTGTAAATCTATATAATTATTTGCTGGCACTGTTATTTTTATATCCGTGTCAGTGCTTGTCATTTCAACTGTTGAACCTTTTAAATAAAGAGGTGTTTGTTGTCCGCTTGTATATTTACTATCAACAGATATGTATCCACCTCTAATGAGAGATAATGTTTCTGAGTTATTAAATCTTAAAGTCCCTGTAAAATCAACTATACAGCTTTCAGGCGTTAATGAATTAAACATATTATTTAATGTTATAACTGGCGCTGATATTGTAATATTTGATAATGTTTTATTATCTGATTGAAGTCCTGTAATTGCTAACTCACTATTTATATATGGTCTAATACTATTTGTATAAATAGAATTTACGTTGAGTCGTTTCCCGTCGGCCAATGTTAAATTTGGTAGAATACTAATGGTACCGCCTGTATGTGTATCAATAAAATTTGTTCTAAGTGTTCCTGTAAAATTAGTATTACCAGCGATTACATTTGCTGTACTAGTTATATTTAATGTAGTACTATTTATCTCTGTTGTTACTCCTTCTAAAGTTAAATTAGTAGGAACATTCGCAGAGGTTCTACCTCTTACAATCAAATTATTCCCATTTATATATCCACTCCCTTGAGTTATTTGTATATTACCAGTTATTGTTATATTAGTCGGCGATAGATTTGTACTATTATTTATATTAAGTATTGGTGTTTGTAATGATATTTGGGTATCTGTTATTCCATCTTCCCACTTACTATCAATAGTCACACCTGCTATGGTTTGAGGTGTTATATAGTCAGTGTTAAAAGTTTGATAAAAAGGAGATGTCGATTTTTTAAGTGCTAATAACCAAGTTACAGGAACAGACGACCCACCAGCATTACAAGCTATACCACCACCACCAGCCATCACAAGTATATTTTTACCCTCTAAAATGTTCGCTTGATAAATATTAAAATCATTTGCAAATAAATTAGCAGACATAGGATTGGTTACACCTCCCCCACTCGATTGATTAGCCCATACTAGTTTATAAGTTAAAGGGTCTGCGGGATTAAATAAGGGATCTCTCGCCAAAACTTGTCCGGGTAAACCTACTGTTGCAGGTATCATGTCCAGACCTAAACCTGACTCATTATGAGCTGCTATTAATGAGTTACAATAATAGATTCTTTTATAATTCATAACAATATCCTCAAAACAATACAATGGTTGTAAAGTATGTACGACACTTATAAATTTTACTTTATTTTCTACCGTATCTTTTATAAAATGTACATCTAATGTATCACAATGATCAATATTATTAGATTTCATATCTACAGGCTCTTCGACTGGATTAAAAACAGCCTTTTTATATCCAATGAGTGTCGCAGGTGATTCTACTGTCAGAACGTAATTTGGTTCTGGAACATGAACAGATGAAAATGACAATCCGTTGTTAAGGGTAAACGCACTAGCATTATTGAATATTTTACTATCACAGTCAATAAAATAGTTTTCTGGATTTTGTGTTGTTATTTTATCTAATTTTATTGTATTAACGCCCTCAATATTGTTGTTTTGTAAATTTATCGTACTACTTAATGCTAAAACACCATCTTGTCCTGTTATTTCTGATATATTGTATATAGCATAACCACCCGCCTGAAGGTCTTCTGTCATAGGGTTATTGACTCCTCCTCCACCTCCGCCACCATTTATAGTGCCTGTTACTGTTAAATCACCATCTACAAATACATCACCTTCAAATGTGTTATTTCTATTACGACCATTACTATTCATTTATATTATAAGATTATATAATATAAATTATGTTAATGAAACTTTTAATTAATTATGTTATATGGCCTTGTGCGAAATACACTCTGAAATTGTTTATATTCAATTATGTTAATAAAACTTTTAATATATTATCAATATGTTTTAACTCAGTATATTTAATACGATAAAGTTTTATTTTGTTAGCATCAGCATATTCATTTTTTAAATGGTCACATTCAACTATATAATCAAAATGTTCATTAACATCGTTTTCAGTTTCTGTAACTGTCCATTTTACTTTTTTAAAATGTTGTGCTCCATCAAACTCAATTAATAAATTATGAGATTTAATATAAAAATCATATCGTAATTGTTTATTTTTTGGTGATACTAAACCTTGAAATTTCTTTTCTCTTTCAAAATCAATTTTATTTTTTGTAAGATATTCATATATTGCGTATTCACCTAATGTCATACGTTTATCCATTATAGGACGTTCATGAACTTGTTTTATATGTCTTTTTAAATTTTCATTTCTTGAACATGCAAAATTACATTCCAAATTAGAGCATTTAAAATCTTTAATTTTGTCGTGTATGTTTTTGACGTGTCTTATCAAATCATTACTTACAAAACATTCGTAATCGCATTTAGAACATTTAATATCTTTAATTTTTTCATGAACCCTTTTTATATGTTGTTTTAAATCACCAATATTCGAAAAACAAAAATCACATTTCGAACATTTATTATTTTTAATTTTATCATGAACTTGTTTTATATGTCTTCTTAAAGAACCTGCTGAAGAACAACAAAAATCACATTTAGAACATTTATTATCTTTAATTTTATCATGAATTGATTTTATATGCTGTTTTAGGTCGCCATTATATTTACTTTCGAACACACATTTATCACACTTGAACATTATATATAATTATATCAATAATATTTTAAGTAAAAGTAATCATGCAAAATAACATTTTATAACCATTGTAAATTTTTTTGTCCCAATGTTTAATATTTTACCTTGTGTATCTCGTAGTCTTATATCAATCCTGTTTAGGTTTCGTGGTTGTTCATAAAATATTGTCGCAAGGTCTGAGTCATTATTCATTTTATAACCAAAACTGCCAAATGGAATATCGTGTAAGCTTACACGTTCAACTAATGAAATTAAACCTGTATTACTATCAATACCATGACCCTCTGCAAGAGCTGATGAATGTATATTAACAGCGTTTATGCCTGATAAGTCTGGTGGAAATTGTAGAGAAGTAGGAACACCCGCAAGACATAATACATCCGAGGTAAGGCCTAATACTGGGGCCATTGAACTTTTAGAATCTAATACAGTGTTATCTGTGAATGTAAATATCAACGTTTGTGTTAAATCATCTTGTGTAATTAAAACAACAACACCATTTGCTAAGAATCCTGCAATTAATGCTGTTATAAACTGATCTATATTATATTGTCCAGGTGTTATAATAAATGAAATAGGGGCGATAATGAAAAAATTTAATACGTTATTTTCTTTGCCATTATTAACACCATCAGACAAATTATAAAAACAATTCGGAACTGTTATTTCTTTAATCATTATACGTTGAATTTGTTGTGTATAAAACCTTTCTTTTAGTGATACATAAAAATCACTGTTAGAATTACTATCGGCATCTTTATCATCACTTGATATCGTAATAAGTTTTTCTAATGACATTATATTATAACATTATATAATAAAATTTTAATATTCTAATATCGTATCTAAATTCTTTCTGTATCTTTCTTCAAATGGCACTTTCATGTTTATATGTAAAAAGTGATGTTTATCTTTTGTTGCATGTTGAACCATAGCCATAAAATTCTTTTTTGTCATTCCAGGTGGGCAGAATTCTTCGACTAACAATTCCATTTCAGACATTGAACCAGGGAAGTAAAAAACACTTGAACATTGTAATCGACAAGCGCGTGGCGTTCTTGTGAATGATTGAGAACATAATATTGTTGATATACTATAATGGCGATTTTGGATAAAACATTTTAAAAAATTACCACTTCTCATAAATGCATCTTGACTTTGTATATCATCAAATATAATTAAAATTTTAGGTGCATTCTCTATCTTCTTACGTTCTATTATGCCTTTTTGTGTTGTTATAATATGTTCAAGTTTCGATATAAAATTATCTTGTATAATCCTATTTGCTGGCAAGTTTAAATATTCAGGCAAATCGTCTTGTCCTGCTGTGGGTGAGAACATAAATATTAAATCAAAATATTTGCTTTTGTCATTCTTTTTATCTGTTGGCCCATAAAACTGGGGCATACAACATAAGTTTAATAATAATGTGCTTTTACCTGATCCGCTCTTTCCATTCATTATTACACTAAAAGGATGTCTGGGGATTATGTTTGCTTCCATTAGAGGTCTTTGTGGTATCTTGCTTTTATTTGTTGGAAAATCAACAATTTTTAATATATTAGGATCAATGCTTTCTGGTGCATCTTTTCTTTTTGACTTGCCTTGGTTCGCTTTCTTCTCGAGGTATGAATCATAAGGTTCTAAATCAAAAGTTAATTTATTTTTATCGTCCTTATCGAGCATTATATCATCGTCAGGTAAGTCAAATTCCATTATATAATATTATACAATAAAATAAATAATTTTATTTATGGGACAACATCGAATAACATACTCATATTTTCACCTAAGCCAGGATTTACATTTGTAAAGTTATTATAAGGACTAAAAAATTCAATGCCTGTAAGTTCATTATTTACATCAAATTGATTAACCTCATATTCGCTTAAGTTTTGTTGTATCTCGCTAAAAATTAAAGGGGGTAGTTCAGGGCCTAAAAACATTTTTGTTATTTGTTGTGTTGTTAAATCATTAGCATCTTTGCCGAATAAAGAATTGACAACAACGCCTGCCCCTTTATATCTTATGTTTTCATTCTCTTTTTGAAATGCTTTCAATATATTCGTTTGGTTGGTTCCCTCTGCCCCTTCACTGCTTGGTTCTACAAAATCAAACATTGCAAACTCTAAAGCATCGGCCGCTAACTCTTGATTACTAGGCTGTAGTATATCTGCATCGGGCATAATAAATTTAGGCCTTAACAATCCTCTGGCCATATTGGGCATAGCTGTATCAAATTCTTTTCCTTGTTGTTGGTTGTATATTGTAGCTGGCACTTCAATAGGTCTTTCTTTAAACATTCCGCTTTGTTCAACACCTGCTGCAACAACTGCACTGCCTACTGCTCCAGCTACTGCTAATGCTTTCTTTTTATCATATGTTGTTCGCTCTTCTGCTTCGTTAAATGGGACTAATGCTTTTTCTTCGTCTGTTGTTCGTCTTGGGATTGGTATGCCTACACCTTTACGATCTATATCAATACGTGCTCTTGGTCCTCTATCTACTTCTGCTTCAATTTGTAAAAGTCTATCCCTATTTTCACGTATTTCACGAGATATTCTTCTTGCTTGATTTGTTAAAACTCCAACTGGTAAATTTGCACGTGAATTTATAACCATTTGACGATTTACATATTCTTCATTATCCATCAATTCATTATATCGCATATTTAATTCATTTATTTCATTTTCATATGTTGCCAGCTCTTGTGGATTTGCTCCACGTCTTGATAATGTTGGAATAGGTATATTAACATCTTTTGTATCTGTTGTAATTTGTCTTTGTACTGCTCTTTGTATTCCTGTTGTTGTTGGAATAGTATCTGGTAATCGTTCTGCTAACGCTTCGCCTATTCTACTTATTGCAGGGCTTAATGCTCCTACTAAACCACCTACGCCTGCTCCTGTAACAGCACTTGCCACACTGCCTGTTATTGCATATGTTGCGGCGCCTCCTAACACTGCTCCTGCTTGTGTATCTGCAATTCTTCTAAATCGTCCTCTATTGTCACGCTGTTGTTTTTTGTCTGCTTTTCCAATTAGATCTATTGATCCTGGTCCCGCATCTTGTTTGCCTTCCGATTGACCACTCTCGATACTTTTTACTTCATTCATTATAGCTTGTTCAAAATCAAATGGCGCTTTTGTTTCAATTGTTTCTGCTTTTGCGTCAATCGGACTTATTCGTGGTTGTGCTTCTTCAATTTGTTCTAATGAAGTAACAGTTGCTCTTTGTGTTAATATACGATTATTAGTATCAGAAATACGACTGTCTTCAAACATACTATTAAACCACGCATCGAACCCTGTTTCTCTTGATAATCTATCTAATATAGCACCCAAAACTGGGGAGGGTATTGGAATTGCTACCGATAAAGCTATACCAGTTAAAGCTGTCATAATTTGTGAAGGGGTTGCATTTATTTCATCACCTGCAATCATATCAACCGCATCTGCGATCTCTGCCCTTGTTTCTTTTGCCACTATTGCTTTTAACTTTTTACGTTGTGCAGGGTTTAAACCTAAACCTGTTCGTCCTTCATCATATTTATATTCTCGTGGTTGTATTAATTCTCTTTGGGTTCCTCTGATTGTTCGTGGCAATGCATCTATTTGTCTTTGTATATCAGTCGTTGTTGCCATTACTGTTTTTACGTCTCCTTTTATTTCAGCTACGTCTTGTCCTAAACTTTCACCTGTTTTTGTTAATTCGTTCATTTCATTTTTTAATAGTTGTTGTTCTTCAATTGATTTTTGCAATGATTTATCAATTTTTTTCAATGCACTTTTGTTATTTGTTTTTTGATAATATTCTTGTTGTCTTTTCAATTCATCAATTTCTCCATTTTTTTTTGCGAGTCTTGTCGATAATGATTTTTTTGATGTTTCTAACTTTTTAATTTGTGCGCTACTTAATTTTAGTTGTGTATTTAATTTATTTTGTTGTTCTTGTAATCTTTCTACTTGTTGCTGTTGTTCATTAATTTTTACTTCTTTTTCTTTTCCCTTTATTTCTAAATCTTTATATTCGCGTCCTGTATATGTAGCGTTTCTAATATATCGTGTTTCAAAATCATTTTGTTTTAATTCAGTAGCAAATTGTAACAAATATTTTTCAAATTCTGGTGTATTAACATCAGGTGGTGGGCTTGCAGTCATTCTCATTGCTGCTATATTTTCGATTTTTTTTAAATCTTTAGCTTCTTTTAGAACATCTTCTTTCGTTTGTCCGCTTGGGGTCATTGCCACTGGTGATGTTCTTCGTCTAGTCAATAATTGTGATAAGTCATCTACTGTTTTAATATTATCTTTTTTACGATCATATTTGGTATCACGATATAAATATCCTTTTAAGATTGCATAAGCTAATAACATTGACGGTGTGATAATTGTTTTTTTATCCATTATATATTATATATTTATATAATATAAAAATGGACGGTGAAACATTAAATATAGAAAACGTTGTGCAAGAACCAGAGCAAGAGATAAAAGATGACGATATGGATAGATTGATTGAAGAATATGAGAAGAAGCATGGAAAGATTAATATGAATATGTGTTGCAATAATAAACAGGATCGAGAAGTATGGGATGCATTGCCATTAACAGACAACCAGAAGAAGTATGTTATATTAAATATATTAGGAGCGGACATATGATGATGCACACCAGAAAGGAAGGGGGGACAAGATGAAACGAATGAATAAGGGGACAAACAATACTAAATGAAGCGAATAAATAAGGCTACTAAATGGGGGAACAA